GGCGAACTCGTCCCAATCCCCAGCCCTGTGCTGGTCAGGCGCATGGCTTCTGTGTTGTTAGGACTAAAAACAATTGGTAATGACGCTTCTGTTTGTAAACGCAACCCCTCGCCAATTGTTTGATAGCTTAGTATGGTTCCAGTAAAGACATTGTTACTTCTAAAATCAATTCTTGAAACGTTTGATCCCGACAAAGTAAATGTTGTCTGTGAGCCATACGAATTGGTTGTTCCGCCCAAACCCAAATTTGTCCCATCAAACGTCAGCGCAGACCCTGTGGTCAGGACTTTGGAGCCGTTGAGGTAGGCCACGCCGTTGGCTGTGCCGCCATTGAGAGTTAAGTTTGTGCCATCAAACGTCAGGTTCGCAGAATCAACCAGCGCACCGCCAGTGGTCGAATACACCACGCGAGTTGCAGTCAAGCCAGAGTCAGCAAGGTCAGCGACCGTCAGGCGTGTGCCGTTGAAGGTCATGTTGGCTGAATCCACCAGCAGGCCGGAAGTCGAAGCGTAGGGCACGCGAGTGTTGGTCAGGGAGTTGACGGTCAAGTTGCCAGTCACCGTCACGTTGGTGAAGGTCCCCGAGCCAGCCGTGTTACTCACCTTGATGAAGTCAGTGCCGTTGAACGCCAGCAGAGCCGACTCGCCCTTGACGATGGTGACCCCTGTCTGACCAGTGGCCCGAAACACAATGGACTGCGTGCCGCCAGAGGCGTTGATCACGGTGTACAGCTTGGACTTTGCGGGGGCTGTAATGGTTCGAGTTGTGGTGCCGGAGGCTGGGTTCCACAAAATAACCGCCTGCCGAGACTGGTCGGCTACGCCGTTCGTCGTGGTCAGGGTGATGTCGGAGTCCGTGGTGATGCTTGTGGTTCCCGAAATGGCAGAGTCCAGCAGGGACGTGATGGAGTCATTGACTGTTACGCCCCACGTTCCAGACAAGTCGCCGGTAGTTGGCAGTGCCAGACCGAGTAATGGTGAGAAATTGGTTACAGGCATGTTTTTCCTTACGCAGTTATTTGCTGCCAATCCGGGGATTGTGTTGTGCCGACTTGCGCCCAGTCGGCAGATTGAGCGTCATTGACATTTTGCCAGTTTGCGGTCTGTGTGTCACCTACCGCCGCCCATCCAGCAGATTGAGTATTTGCAATATCGCCCCAATCAGCATCTTGGATGTCATCAACCGGTTCCCAAAGGGGTCGAGCATTGATCTGGTCAGCAACTGTCACGCTTGCCAACAAGTTCGCGTAGAAGATCGAAGCGGCTACAGCCTCTTCCGCCGAAGCCACGCTACGCTCCGAAACCGAAGCCTGCATGACGTGGTTTGTGGATGCGGCATCACTACCCGTAGCAGACTCGTTCACGCTCACCGGCATTACGTGCTGCGCGGCATTTTCATCTGTTGCGGTTGCTGTCTCACTGACGTTTGAGAAGTAGGCGAAGTTGGCGTCAGTCGCATCCGCGCCCGTGGCGGACTCTGATACCGCCGAAGAAAACACTTGCTGCGCAGCCGCTGAGTCAGACCCTGTGGAGCTTTCGCTTACTTGCGTTGCAAAGACTTGCTGGGCTGAATTCGCATCGAGTGCCACAGCCGCTTCGTTGACAGACACACCCAGTGTGCTTGACCCCACCTGAACCGTGCTACTGATCCCCGCCTCTTCTTCAACACCAGCAAAGAATGTGGGGGTCGTAGCAATGTCGTCAACGATCTGGGCGGTAGCTACGATTGCGCTTGTGAAGGTGCTTCCGGCAACGGCTTCCGTGTCTGAGGTCGTGGCTGTCTCTGCGGCATCGCGGTAATAAACCGACATGCCCCATCCAGCTTCCCCCCACGTGCCAGAGCCCCAGCCGCCTTCAGCCATATCAGGCCTCGGTCAGCTCGTCTTCATTAAACCAGCGTTCTTGTGCGTAGCCTTCAGCGTCAACCCACTGGAGCAGGTAGGAAACAGTGCCAGTCTCCTCGTCCATGCGGAACTTGACCACCGGGCCTTGAGGCACAACAGCCTTGACCTTGACCACATCGCCTTTTGTGAATTTTGTCGCCATGATGACTCCTTATGCTGCGTCAAGGCTGAATGTGTACGTCACATTCAAGGTATCGCCGTTGGCAACCACGCGGTCACCGGGAGCAGCAAAGTCAGAGGCGGAGAACAGGATACCCGTGCTACCACCCTTAGTGTTGTTGCTGATCAAGAACGCGCCGCCAACAGTGGCAGTGGCATTGATATTGAACGCAGCAGGGGATGCTGTGTTGGTGATTACGGATGGGTCAGCCGTCGAAGCCGTGCCAAACGTGCATGTGGGACGAGTGGCGTTGCTGTACGGAGTGATTTCAGTCCAACCCGGATGCAGAGCCGCTGTGTCATTTGCGTTGGGTGTGTTGCTTGCGCCAGCGCCATACAGACCGATGTACCAAGTGGCGTTGTAAGAACTGCCAGAGAAGTACTTGGCGTTCATGTCTTGCAGACCCACGTTCACCACGAGATTGTGCAGCGCGTCTGACCACTTGAGGTTGCCCTCAGCGTCACGGCACTCGATCGAGAATACGCCGCCAGCTTGGGCGTGGCCGTCTGAACTTGCAGCGCGGCTCAGCATTGCGCCGATAGTGTCCTGAGAAGATGCTTTGTCTTTCAGCATGGTGTGTCCTTAAATTGAACTGCGGATGAGCGCTGTTGTTGCAGTGTTTTGCGGCATCGTGATGGTAAAGCTGGTCGATGTCTTGTCCGAGCCAAAGTCCAGCACAGCGATAGACCTGTTGGCCTTGCTTGCGTTGTAAATCAAAGCGCAGCGCGCAGTCACCGAAGCTCCGAACGCCACGTTGTTGAAATTCACGTAGGCCGTGTAGCCAGACGTGGAGATCGTGACCCCGGTCAACACAACCCCGCCAGCCACGTACCCGCCGCCAGAAACCTCTGCGGTTGTGGAGTACACCGTGGTGTCTTCGTTGAGGTTTGCGTTGGCCGTGTACAGCGCGATGCGCAGAGTGTCCGTGCGCAGATTGTGAATGGCCTCGTACAACTCCGCCTTGAAGCTGGTGGTTTGCGTCTGAACGATGTTGCTCATTGGACCGCCGTTCTGACTTGACCGTTGCGGTATGCATCACCGCGCTGTTTGCCATCCGCCAAGTTCTTGTACAAGGCAATTGCCTGCACGTACCGATCTTGGTACAGCTTGACCATGTCCGGCTCGCCCTTCATGTAGGTCAGCGCCTCATTCATGGTGCCGTACAGCAAGACGGAATCGAAGTTGTCACCCAGCCAAGTGCGGCCGTCGGGAGCGTCCACAATCGACTCAGGAGCCGCGTAGTAATGCAGCTCAGCGCTGTATGCAACGTCAGGAGTTGGCCCGACAATGAACGACAGCTCGTCTGCGTTGTCCGAGCGGGGCCCAAAAATGGCGTAGTGCTTTGGCTTGCCCGTGGTGGCTGGGTTGGGGTACGCCTGCCGGATGAAGTTCACATCCTTGTCGAGCAGGTACTCGTACGCGCCGCCAGCAGCGGGGTAGATCGCCAAGCTGAACACAGACAAGAAGTCTATCGGGCACTGGAGATATTTGTTTCCTGCCGTCAACGTACCAGTCACGTTCTTGCGCTGGTTGGCTGGCTGAGCGACGTTGTATATACGCTGCTCTGCCTGCCGGATGAACGTGTCCATGTCTACCGTCGAGAACACGTTCTCGCAGTAGTTGGAAACAGCAATGACCAGTTCGTCGTACGTCATGTCTTATGCCATTGGGCCTCGGGCCATAGTGCCTTTTGTAGCGCAGCCAGTACCACGGATTTTGATGCCGCTGGTCTTGGTGCCCATGCCATCAGGCTTATTGCTAATGCCACCCACGCTCATATTCACCGTGTCGGCACGGCTGCGATTTGGCTCTTTGCCGGGATTGGTGGAGGCTTTGACAACCTTGCCGGTCATCGTGTGTGGCTCGGCATAGACGCTGGCTTGACCAACCTCTTTGCCCATCATTTTTTGACTGAACTTAGCCATGTCATTTCCCCTTGGGTGCAGAAGAAACGCGCTGGTTCATGACTTTAGCCATGCCGCGTCCGAGCTGCTTCATCTGCAAGTTGGTCTTGCCACCCTTTGCAAACTTGGTCGGCGTTTTGCCGGGGTGCATATTTGCTTCATGCTTGCGCACTGCTTTTTTCGCGTCCATTTTGAACTCCTTCAAGATATTACGACTGTACCAACAAACGCGGTTGCCACCAAGTAGTTTGGCGTCAGTGCCGTGTCAAAAAAGCTGGCTCCACCTACAGGATTCCAGCCCCACTGAATGTCCCTTGAACCGCCAGACAGGTTGCCGTTGTCGTTCAAGCCAGACGTCACGTAGGTTGTGTCCCTGCGTGGGTTTCTCAGCGCCTGTGGGTCATCCACAGGAAACGTACCGAGCATCAACTGCGGCTGATCAGGGTCCCAGCACTCCGGGCACACCAGCAGCTCGTATCTGCGCTGCTTGATGATCTCCGTTCTGAGCCGTTTGAGTTTGAATTGCTGACCGCAGCGATCGCACATGGCAATCGCTTTGTGACCCGCTGCAAACCGGTTTGACATCAGTAGCCACCGTTTCCGATGTGCATTGGGCGTGGAACAAATCTGACCGCAGCCTTTTCGCGGTCTTCGGTCGAAGCCAAGTCCCAAGCCTCGTCGTACTGCTGTTTCAAGACTGGCAGCCGCTCCATTGCCCCGGGAATCTTCAGGGCAAGGTGATACGCCAAGCCCGCCGTCATGGCCTCGTAGAAGCGGAACGGCATGTCCATTGTGTTCACACCGGTGCCAGCATCTTGGATGCGGCGCAGACGCCAGTACACGAACACGTACGGTTGCGAGTTGTCGGGCACGGGCCAGACGGTGATGCGCGGGGTGTTCAGTCGCTCAATCCAGACCTGAATCGGACGGGCCTGTTGGAGCTTGTTGGGGATCGTGGCGTAGGTGGAGACACTGATCCGGGTGATGGTCAGGTCTGCCTGTGTTGACGCGCTGCCTGCCCCCGTGCGGATGACGTGCTCAAGGAGGTCTACCGTATCTGCCGGGAGGTTGTATGTCGCTTGGCCGGGGATCAGATTGATCATGCCCTGCTCATACGTGAACATGTTCAGGCCCTTGTTGGCCCACTGCGAAAACATCAAGTTTAGAGACCGGCTGGCCGTACGCAGGTCGTAGCCAGTGCGCAGCTCACCACCAGCGCGCTCAAACGCTTCCTCCACGATCTCCGTGAGGTCCATGTTGAACGCTGAGGTGCCTGATGTGGTCATCTGAAGCTCGCTGTCTTTTTGGCGATGGTTTTGGGCTGGGCCACAAACTGTTTGCCCGCCGCCTTACCAGCACGCTTGGCTCTTGTGGTGGCCGCATACTCTGCAGGGCTGAGCGATTTTATCGCCTTCTCCGGCAGGTAACGCTCACCTGTTTTTGAAGACGGCTTCCCACTCTTGGTGCGCCATTTCTGGTCGCCCCAGTCTTTGAGGGATTGCTGTGGGGCCTTCATCTCAGTCCCTATATCCGCCGCCAGCGGCCTTGTATTTCTTGGCCACAAGCTGAGCTTTACGGGCCGACCACTGGCCAGCCCCGGTGCCCTGCGTTGCAGCAGCCTTGACTTGGCTCACGATCCGCTTGCGCAGCTCAGGCTTGGTGTAATTGCCAGCCGCATTGACTTTGCCGCCCTCAGCGTAT